TAAAACTTGACCCGACGCTTAAGGTCCTCAAAAACGGCATCCCATACGAGGTGCCAGAACTTGAAACAGCATGACAGAGGAAAACGACATATTCGACTTCTCAGAACTCGACGTCTTCGACTTCGACACGGATGCCTTCGGTATGGAAGAAGATCATACGCTGGAAACGCGCCTGATAAAACCGCCGCTGAGCAAAGATAAGACGGCAGCGTGGAAAAATGCCGTAAAGACAGCATCTAAAATAAACATCGAACCCGGCATGTCATATTTCGGAATCATCGATGGATCATTTATATTCGGAGACCTCATAGAGGCGCTGTTTACACAAAAGCTAATCCGTGCGCACCGGATGGACATATCCACACTGTCAATGAGCGAAGATAATGTCGACAGCCTGGCCACGCTCATCCAAAAGGGATATGTGAAGGAACTGAACCTGATCGTATCAGACTATTTTTACAGTCACGAGCGGAATACCATCGTCAAATACATATACCAGGAACTCGACATCGACAACCGCTTCCAGCTGGCAGTCGCGGGCACGCACACCAAGATAATCACGGCCAGATTAACCAGCGGAATCAACCTGGCAATCCATGGAAGTGCAAATTTAAGATCATCGGGGAACATTGAACAAATCGTAGTCCAGGACAGCGCGGAGATATGCGACTTCATGGAACATATAAACGACACAATAATTGAAAAATTCAAGACAATTAATAAATCAGTAAGGAGGAATGTATTATGGCAAACCGTAGTACAGCGCGGAAGCGCAAAAGCGGCGGAAGCGCAAAATCAAGAAGAAGCAAAGTCTACGACTTCACAGGTGTTCCGTTCTGACGTTCAACATAATTCAACAAAATGCCCATAAAAAAAAGCGTAGTAGAAACCAGGAAAAAAGCATTCCTAGAAGCGATGCTCAAAACCTATGGTAATATATCGGCATCCGCCCGCGCAATCGGAGTCGATCGCACCACGCCGTACGTATGGGCGCGTGAAGATCCGGCATTTGCCGAAAAACTGAACGCCGATATTTATGAGGAGACATACCTCGACGCTATCGAAGCCAAACTGGCAAAACTAGCCGTGCAGGATGAAAACCCAACTGTCCTAATATTCCTGGCCAAGACCAAAGGCAAAAAGCGCGGGTACATCGAAAAGAACGAAACAGACCTGACCAGCAACGGCCAGACCATCCTGGTAAAACTCCCTGATCCGGAATGAGCGTCACGACCATCGACTTTGCACCGGAGCTGTTCAACCCGCTATTCCACCGGCTAAAGAAGGCAGACACCCGCTTCGTGATCAACTACGGAGGATCGGGATCAGGCAAATCATTCACCCAAACACAGCACGAGGTCATCAAAGCCATCCAGCGCAAGGAAACGATACTGGTCACCCGAAAGTATGCCAGTACGCTCAAACACTCCGTGATCGCCCTGACGCGCCGCATACTGACAGACTGGAACCTGGCGCACCTCTACACGGAAAACAAATCGGACCAAGTATTCACCTTTGCGCACAACGGCAGCCAGATTATCTTCAAAGGATTGGATGACACCGAGAAAATAAAGTCAATCGCCGGTATCACCCGCATTTGGATGGAGGAAGCCAACGAGTTCGCCCAGGATGACTTCAACCAGTTGAACCTTCGCCTCCGTGGCCGGGAGAACCTTCAGCTGACCATGACATTCAACCCGATCGACGAGAACCACTGGATCAAAAAGCTGTTCTTTGACGCGCACCAGTACGCCGACCAGACGACCATACTGAAGACCACATACAAGGACAACCGTTTCATCGACGAGGCGTACACGCAGGAGCTTGAGAGATACTCCCGCATCGACGAGAACTACCATCGGATATATGCCCTCGGTGAATGGGGCGTGATCGACGAGGGCCGCATCTTCCCGACGTGGGAATACCGCGACTTTCCGGAAGATCCAAAACTGACGGTTGTAATCGGTCTCGACTTTGGGTATTCGCAAGATCCAACCGCCATCGTGCGAACTACCGTTAAGAACGGCGATATATATGCAGACGAGATGGTATACATGATAGGACTTACCAACGCCGACATCGCCAGGCTGATAAAACAGGACGGCTATCACGGTGAAGTGGTGGTCTGCGACAGCGCGGAACCGAAATCAATCGACGAACTCAAGCGTATGGGTATAAAAGCGGTAGCGGCAGACAAGGGTAAGGGATCGGTGAACGCTGGCATAGACGATCTGAAGCGCCACGTGGTATACATCAGCCCACGCTCCAAAAACCTCGAACGGGAAAACTTGCACTACCGATGGAAGAAGGACCGGATGGGCAACTTTTTACCCGTACCGGAAGACGCCCATAATCACGGAATTGACGGAATCCGTTATAGTCGCTCGCTTGGGCTGCACGATCGCCGACCGCAGAACCTCGAAGGCGTATTTTTCTGATTCCCTTCACACACCCCGAACCGTGACGAATAACCACGCAGTCACATCACCACCACCATGACATACGGCAGATATTTGCTTCAAAATATACCGCCGTGACCATTGACGACATTCTTCAGCTTCCCGTACAGGACCAGATAAAGCTCCTCCAGGTGCGCCCGGATATTCCCGACTATACCGAACTGGAGAAGCAATACGACCCGTCACAACATGACATATTCGACATCATAGCCCGCCCATCGAAATCCGTGCGCCGCGGTACCGGAGCTGTGGACTCCTACGGGAATGAGATATACGAAACCACCACAGAGGGGGTCAACCGCATCGCCATCCCATTCCAGCGGCTGATCGTCGAGCGTGCCGTGGGATTCCTGCTCGGCAATCCCGTCAGGGTGAAATCTTCTGCGGAGAACGCCGCGCAGGAGCAGCTCACCTCCATGATCGAGCGCACCCTGGAGGATAACAAAAGCAAGTACTTCGACCGCAAGCTGGCGCGCACGGTCATGAGCCAGTGCGAAGCCGCAGAACTGTGGTACCTGGTCGAGGATCCATCATTCTGGGGACGCACGCTCAAGGGAAGCCAGCTGTCACACCGCTACAAGCTACGCGTGAAGCTGCTCAGCCCGTCATCCGGAGATACCCTTTACCCGTATTTCGACACCACGGGGGATATGGTGGCCTTCTCGCGATCATACAGCGTCACCAGTGCCGAAGGTAAGGCGACCGAGCATTTCGACACGTGGACCGATCTCAGGGTCATATCCCGCGAACAGGTGAATGGCGAGTGGGTGGTCACACAGACCCCCAACGTCATGGGCAAGATCCCCGTGATTTACTACAGCCAGGAGGAGGCCGAGTGGGGCGTGGTCCAGTCTCTGATCGAGCGCTTCGAGACCAAGCAGAGCAACTTCGCTGACACTAACGATTACTTCGGATCACCCATGGTCAAGGTCACCGGAGAGGTCGTCAGCCTGCCCGGGAAGACCACCAGCGGCAAGGTCATCCAACTCACGCAAGGGTCGGACGCTTCGTACATGTCATGGAATTCGGCACCGGAGAGCGAGAAGCTGGAATTTGAACTGCTGGAGAAGATGATCTACGCCATGACCCAGACGCCCAACATATCATTTGAGCAGATGCAGGCCATTGGCGGGGATATGTCCGGCTTCGCCATCAAGCTGATGTTCTCCGACGCCCACATGAAGGCCGAGAACAAGATCGAACTCTTCGGGGAGATGTTCCAGCGTCGGCTGAACCTGATCCAGCACGTCTGCGGCACGCTGATCAACGTGGCCCTGGAGAAGGAGGTACCCATGATGGTCGCCGAGCCGGTATTCACGCCATACCTTCCAAAGAACACCCGCGAGGAGATGGAGATCCTCTCGATCGCCCGTCCGGGTAAGGCGCTGCTGAGTTCACAGACCGCGGCGGAGCAGAACCCGCTGGTTGAAAGCGCACCCGTGGAGATGGAGCGCATGCAGGCAGACGCCGACGCGGAAGCCGAACAGATGACACGCGAATTAACAGGATCATTCAACCCGTCATGATAATATTCAGAGGAGACACCCGCGAGTTCCGGGTAACCATAAATCAGAACGGCGTTCAGATCGACCCCGATGTTGCGCTGACCGGCGCCAGGGTGTGGATCTTCACCGTGGCATCCGGCACCGTTATCGGCAAGTGGTCGATGGACGTAGAGGATGGATTCGGGCTCATAACCGTAACAGACGACGACAAACTGCTCTTCTCGCTGACAACGGCGCAGACGGCAGCGGCGGAACTTGGACAGTGCATCATTCAGGTATCCTTCACCTATGCCGACGCACACGCCCCGGAAGGAGAGCACCGGATCAGCAAGAAGGGGATACTGGGGTACATACGCGACGCTAAAACAACGTGACCATGAGCTGTGAGATTTACATAGACGATAACGCCCAGGAGTACGACATCACCGTATCGGGAGACAGCACGTGCGATAAGATCGACCTTACCATAGAGGTCGGTGGAGAGGAATTGCCCATAGAAACAGATCCGGTATTTATGTCCCATCCGGTATATGCCGTCGCATCTGGCGACATCACCCACTGGAACGCCGGGTATGCCTTCACCACGAGTCACCTGAGCGCATACGACCACACGGACATACACGAGGCGCACAGCGACGACGAGACGGCCAGCACCATTGGTACGATGCTTGGGACGGCGTCGAGCGCGACTCCTACAGACAGCGACGTATTCATATTTGTACAGCAGCCGGGGAATACGCTGAAAAAGATAACCCTTGCGAACTTGAAAACATTACTGACATCATAAGTAAAAATTTAATACGATAGACAAAATGAGCTACACAATTTCAGTAACGAAACGCACTAACGGCGGCTACACCGTCGTTCAAAACGGGACATCGAGTTACCCGTCGGAATTAACCTACCACGGCACCGAAGACGGCATCATGGTCTTCAGTCACGGGTTGACATCACTAAGGTTTTACAGGCCCGAAGAGTGG